GTGCTGGTACGGTGCTGTTTAACAGAACAGCCAGACTCTAGGGCACTTTCGGGCGTTACCCGGACCATCGCGCGGAGACGCAGCGATGGAAACCGCATTGGCACTTCGGGATCAGGGAACGCAGCTGGCGGTCGTGACGCCGACCCAGCGCGTGATGGCGAACGTCGAGATGGTCAAGGCCATCGGCGCGATTGTCCGCCGGCAGTACGTCACGAAGATCAAGGACAAGGACTACCTCACGGTCGCCGGCTGTCAGGTGATCGGCTCGGGTCTGGGCTACACCACCGGTACGACGGAACTGGTGTATGTCCCGGGCGACGGGCCGATCCCTGGCTGCTGGAAGGCGACGGTCGCCGTGTACGACATGGCGTCGGGCAGGACGGTCGGGCAGGGCGTCGCATGCGTGTTCGATGACGAGCGTCCGTGGAACACGCGGCCGCAGTTCGCTCGGCAGGGCATGGCGCAGACGCGGGCGACGGGCCGCGCCCTGAAGGGCGTGATGGGCTACGCGTTCGCGCTCGTCGGCGTCGAGCAGTCGTTCGCCGAGGAAATGCCCGAGGACGCGTCGGAAAGCCGTCAGGAGGCGCCCGCGCCGTCCAAGAGGCTCCCGGCACCATCGAGGGCTCCCGACGCGCCCAAAGGCGACTCCGGCGCCCTACGCGAGGCTCGCGGCGTTTGTGCGGGCGTCGAGGCGAAGGTGAGCAAGGCCGGGAAGGCGTACTGGCGCATCGGCCTCGAGCAGGACGAGGGCGGCGTCGAGTGGTTCACGAGCTTCAAGGAGCAGTCCGATGACGCGATCCGCGGCAAGTCGGTGGTCCTGTCGCTGAAGGCGTGGAAGGACGGCGTCCTGGTCGAGGACGTGTGGGAGGCGGTCGATCCCGCGGAGGTGCCGTTCTAATGCGAAAGGACAAGTACGTCGAGGTCTGGGGTCCAACGTGGGAGATGAGGACGGAGCCAGACAACTCCTGGACCCTCGTTTGCCAATGGAAGTCGGACGGCAGCACGGACCCGGACCTCCAGTTCGTTGCGCTCGAGCGTCTGATGCGGCACGTCAGGTCGGTCGGCCGGATCAAGGTTGTCAGGGACCCGCGGTCGCGCAGAAAGGAGGCCACGGATGGCCAAGCACCTACCGAGTGACGTCTGGCGCTTGGCGCCTTGCCTGACCTCTGAAGAGCTGCTGGTGCTCCTGGCGCTCGCCGACTACGGGGACCGGATCTTCCCGTCCCAGGCGGCGCTCGCGGCGAAGACGAGGCTCCATCGAACCACCGTTAACCGGGCGCTCCATTCGCTCCGGAAGAAGGCGGTCGTGCAGTCGAAGGGATCCGGCAAGGCTCTCACCTACACGCTCGACCTGTCGCTCACGGCTACAGGTACCTGTAGCCCACGGCTACAGGTGGTGTCGCCCACGGCTACAGGTGCTGTAGCGCGCAGCGACAGGGATCCTAACTATAGAACTAACTCACAACCTAACCCCGGCGCGGCTGACGCCGCAGCGGGGGGGCGGGAGGGTTTCGATGAGCTGGTCCAGAGGATCCGAGCCCGCGATCCTCGAGCCGACATCGACGCACAGCGCCGGGTCTGCTCGCGGGTGCTCGAGCAGCACGGCCTCGCGAGGGAGGACATCCCGCCGGCGTGGCGGCTCCTGTGCCTGAACTGGGCGCGTACCGGCAACGCGCCCTATGACACGCTCCAGCGCATCGTGAACAGCCTCGAGGGCGCCCGCGACGTTCGGGCGGTGGTCCTGCACAAGATCAGGGGGGTGGCGGCATGAGCAAGGACATCGTCGAGCGGATGCGATTCTGGAGCAAGACTCGCAACGACAATCCGACCGCGTGGAACCTTGACTGCGGATACGCCGCAGACGCCATCGAACGCCTCACCGCCGAGCGCGACGAGGCGAGGCGGATGTATTGCGGGCGGGTATCCCGCGATGTTCCGCTTGATGCGTTTGGTATTGCGAAGAACCACGGTTGGGACTGCTTCCCGCAGGAGGACGGCAAGTGACCGATCCCGGCGACGAACACCAGGAGCACGTCGCTCCGGCCCCCGCGTCCGGTCCCGGAATTCCGGGCGCGGGGGAAATTCTCAAGCGGCTCTTGGCCGAGCTTGACGCGGTCAAGGCGAAGCAAGCCGCGATCCGCCTCGAGATCGACGAGGCGCACAAGCTGATCCGGCAGCGGTGGACGGTCTATTGGGCCGTCCAGGACGAGATGAACGACCTCCGCTACCGCATCGGTCGCGCCGGCGGTGGCTGGGACACCGACTTCTATCACCGGATGCGCGAACGGGGCGGCGGCGTAATCGTCAGGGACGGACAGCACAGCATCGTGGAGGACAGGCGATGAACAAGGTGAACAGCCGCGCCAAGGGCGCGAGGATCGAGCGTGAGGCCGCCGAGGCGCTCACGGGGCTCACGACCGTCGCATGGGAGCGGACGGCCCAGCGGTGGGGAAACGGCACGGCGGACATCTGGGCGCCCAAGGCGCCCTACATGGGCGTCCACGTCGAGGTGAAGGGCTACGGCAAGGGGCTTGCACGGCCGACTATGTGGACGAGGAACAACCATCTGGTCCTCACGAGGGATGACCTGTACATGTGCCGGCTGCACGTGTTGCAGCCGACCCTCGGGCGCATGCGTCCGCCGGAGGTGGTCGGCTACCACAACCTCGTCTCCGACTTCATGCGCCAGGCCGAGCGCGACTCGGCAGGGGAGGCGGTCCCGCTCGTGGTGATGCGGCAGGACAGGTGCGAGTGGATCGCCGTCTGGCGGTACTGCGACGATGACAAGCTCGCGGCCCTTCTCGCCCCGTACTTGAAGATCATCGATGCGGAGTGAGCCATCATGCAAGGGGGCAGAGAAGCCACGCAAGGAGGCGAGGACGGCTCACAGCGGCAAGGGCAAGAGCGCCATGCAGCGCCTGTCCAAGACGCTGCGGGCTAACCATCCGATCTGCCAAGTGTGCAACGTGCGACCATCCACCGAGGTCCACCATGTCGTGAAGTGGCGCGAGTCCGAGCTGCACCGGCTGGACCCTCGGTTCCTTCTCTGCGTGTGCAGGGCATGCCACGAACAGGTGGAACGTCATGGCGAAGGCGCGTAAGGCGGCGTCCAGTAAGCAGTTACAGGGGGACATCCCCCCCGGCATGGCCCCCCCGGCCTCGCCGAAGCGAGAGTACCGCCGCACGAGTCCGGTTCGTACCAACATACGCAAGTCACGCGCCCGCAGCGATTTGCTGTCGGTTGCCGACTCCTACGCGACCGAGGCGACCTCTGGCAACGTGTCCAGGCGTGTGCGCGAGATGGCGCGGCGCTACCTCGAGGAGCGGCGACCTGGATCGGGCGTCGTTTGGGACGGCGAGCGGCTGGAGAGCCTCGTGGAGTGGTCGAAGCAGCTCGTCACCGCCCGCGGCCCGATGGAATTGCAGCCGTGGGCGATCTGGGTGCTCGCCATGTTCGTGGCGCGGCGCTCGCCGGACGGGCTGCCGATGACGAAGCAGCTGGTCCTACAGGTGCCGCGCGGCGCGGGGAAGACCCAGATCGCGTCCGCGCTCGCCGGCTGGACGCTCGAGCGGGCCGAGAAGGACGGCAAGGTGCGGGCCGAGGTGGTGGTCCTCGCGACGATGGCAGAGAAGGCGAAGGAGGTCGCCGACCGCCTCGATGACATCTCCCACGTAAGGGCCAAGGTCTGGAAGATGACCGGCAAGAACTCCAACCGGCCGACCGTCATCGCCGCGCCGGCGGGGACGATCAAGTGCTGCGCGTCGACGCCGCAGAACGCGGACGGAATCACGCCGACGCTGATCATCCTGGACGAGGCCGCCCGCATGGACAACACGTTCAACCGGGCGCTCTCCTCGATGGTAAAGGTGCCGTGGTCCCAGGCGCTGATCGTGACCACGCCGGACGTGGACCAGTACGTGAACCCCTACGGCTGGCACGTGCGCGACGTGGAGGAGGCGCTCGACCAGGGCAAGCCGCTGCCGATGGGCATGCTCGGGGTGCTGTTCCAGGCCGACGATGGGGACGATCCGGCAGACCCGGTGACGTGGGCGAAGGCGAATCCGGGCCTCGGCGTGAGCGCCTTCGAGGCCGGCTACGCGGAACGGGCGCATTGGGCGACGGGCGCGGACCCGGCGAAGCGCGAGGAGTTCTACACGCAGTACCTCGCGACGTTCGTGGCGGACCTACAGGCGGCGCTGCCCATCGAGTACTTCGACGCATGCGTGGAGCCGTGGGAGCTCGAGTCGATGCGCGGTCTGCCGGCCATCGTGGGGATCGACTTCTCCATCGGCGGCTACTCGGGCTCGACGTGCGACCTGACCAGCCTGAACCTCGCGATCTGGGACGGCAACCGGCTGAATTCGCGGAGCTGGCATTGGTGGGCCGGGCGCGACATGGCGGCCGACGAGATCCGCACCAAGATGCCGCTCCGCTCGTGGGCGTCGGAGGGGCTGCTGCGGGCGTCCGGGCAGACGATCAACCTCGCCGAGGTGCGCGAGACGGTCGCCCAGATCGCCCGGATCGTGGACCTGAAGTGGATCGTCTGCGACCCGGCGGCAGGGCAAGCGACCCGCATCCAGGCGTGGGAGCGGGATCACGGCTGGATGGTCAGCAGGGCTCCGCAGAACGTCCAGTACATGGGCTCGGCGTGGAGCATGTGGCAGGAGTACGTCCGGGCGAAGCGCATCCGGTTCGCACCGGACC